CAAGCAAAAGATGAGCAAACAACTCTTAAAGAAGAGTTGAGAAAACTCTTAGAAGAAACAGAGTATGCTAAACTAATTGAAACAGACAAAGGCATGATTGATAACCAAAATGCAATAATTCAAAATGCCCCTCTTGGCATATTTGTAGGATAGATAAATGTCAGACGATAAATGGTCAAAACTTGATGCTCCTCCACCTCCAATGTTTCTTGGAGAGAAGGAAAAGAATCTTGTAAAACAAGTTAACGATGAAATTATAGAAAGAGTTGCAGGACAGCAGATTCTATACTTTCCAATGGATATCGAGCACACAAATTATCATCCTTTATACGGAGAAGCGATAGATAAGACATTTCTTCCGCCCGTTAGGGTGTTTGCAAGAGTTGAATATCAAGGCGTTGAGACCATGGTTGTTGATAACATTGGCTTAGACAAGAAAACAGGCTTAAAAGTCATGTTTCACAAGAGAAGACTAACAGAAGATCAAAACCTTTTTGTTAGAGAAGGAGATTTTGTAAGATATGGATCAATATTTTATGAAATTGTCAAACTAAACGAACCAAAGCATCTTTTTGGTCAAGCAGACACTCAATTTGAGATAGCAGCTGATTGTATAAGAGCAAGAGATGGAGTTTTCAATGCCGAGTGAAACAACAAAATATGAAGCGTCTACTTTAGAGACGATAGATACTGGAATTTTTGAATGGGTTGATGAAAAACTGGACCTACATACAAGAACTAACAAAGGTATGTATAAAGTTCCTATATTGTGGCTAGGAGCAGAAAGAACTTGGCAAGTTAAAAACGATTTTAGATACAGAGACAGCGTTGGAAAGTTAATTTTGCCTCTTATGTCTGTCAATAGAGATTCTGTGGATAAAGATCCATCATTTCGAGGAGCTTTTCAAGCCAATATAAAAGAAGTAAATGATTATCGAGGTGGTGCAACAGAAAGAAGTAAAAAAATCAATCAAGATAAGACTAGAAATTTTCAAAACTCCAGAGCTAGTAAAGCAACTGACTACGAACAGACTACAGGCAAGATAAAAGACAATAACCAGATTGTTTATGACAATTATACAGCACCTATCCCGGTCTATGTGTCTATTATGTATACTGTTACAATAAGAACAGAATATCAACAGCAAATGAATGATCTTATGCAACCGTTTATCACCGAAACAGGTCAGATCAATTCATTTGTATTTGAGAAAGACGGACACCGTTATGAGGCTTTTATTCAAAGCGGATTTGCAATGAACAACAACACCACAAATGTTGGAGAAGAGGAAAGAATGTTTGAAACAAAAATTCAAATTAAAGTCCTTGGATATTTGATGGGAGAAGGCTATTCAAGATCAAAGCCACTCAATGCGAGAAGAGAAAATAGAGCAAAAATAGTTATTACTGGTGAAAGATCTATAGTTGGAGACAAAATACCGTGGAAAACAAAGGATAATGATTATAAACATTAGTGCTTTTAGCTTTTCGTGTTACTATTTATTGTTGAATATTTTTTTTAAGGAGAGTATAAATGCCTAGAAAGTTTAGTTTTTTATCGCCCGGAGTGCAATTGAATGAGATAGATGAATCGTTCATCACACCCGAGGTTGAAGCCGATGGGATTATGATTATTGGAACAGCACCAAAAGGACCAGGTTTAGAGCCTGTTGTTGTCAGAGACAAAGACACAATGACCACACTTTTTGGTAAAGCAAGAAAGCAAGGATCTTCAACAGAAGTTGGATCAGTTGACGCATGGAGAGACGGAACTCAAAGTCTTTCAGACTATGGTCTTATGGCGGCACAAATGCATTTTGAAAGCAATGTTGGAACTCCTGTTAAGTTTGTTAGATTAGTTGGAGAGAAAGACGGAAATGTTAACTCTGATGCTTATTCTGCTGGTTGGAATCTTGGAGAAGCTGGAAATGCTAATGCTGCTGCTAATGATAACATTACAGCTTATGGGCTTTGGGTTATTACCGAACAAACGCTCGTTGATACTGGAAATGCAGATGACAGTAGTGCATCTGGGTCCTTGGCTGCTATTTTTTATGTTAGTGGAGCTGCTTTGCACTTAAGTGGTACAGTATCAGGATTGAGTAATCAGCAAGCTGCAAACCATACTGCCGATAAAGGTGTTGGAGTTGCTAGAAAATGTGGAGCTGGAAATATTTATAATATTAGTGTTTATACCGAAGAAGGTGGGACATCGTCTGTTGTTGAAACCGTTACGACTGATTTTAAAAGTCGTGGCGCTATTGGAGATTTTAATACAAACGCAGAACAATTAAGAGCTGCTGCTAACTTTGGTGGCTCAAGTAAAAAGTATTTTCTTGGAGAGACTTTTGAACTTAAAACAAAAGATTACACCAGCACAAATACAACTCTTGGTTCACAAGCTGCAATTCTCTTTCCTTTGCAAACTGCCGGTGGTCTTAACTGGGCAGATAGAAAGAAAGATGCAAAAGCATCAGAATCTCCTTGGTTTATTGATAGACAACCAACTCAAAGAAAGTTGTTTAAACTAGTTTCTTTGCACAAAGGAGAATCTTTCCATAAAGAATTTTATCCTACAATTGAAAATCTTTACTTAGGTCAAGATGCAATAGATCCATCTAGATTTACTGTTAAGATTAAAAGACTCTCAGATAATGCTGAAATGATGGTTGCTAATTGTTCGTTAGATCCTGCTCGTGAAGACTTTATTGGTAAAGTCATTGGAACACAATATCAAAAGTGGGATGCAACACAGAAAAAGTATAATATAAGAGGCGAATATCCAGTTCTTAACGAATACGTTAGAGTTGTTTTAGCCGATGATGTTAAAAATGGAACTCTCAATGATCCCTTAGCATTACCTGTTGGTTTTTATGGGCCAGCAAAGCCTAAGAAGATTTCAATAACATCAGTCGCAAATGGTACTGGTACTATTTCTTCAAATGCATTTATAATAAATCCAAACTCAGTTCCTGGTGGTCACAATATTGCTGCTTCTGGTGGTATGGTTGGTACATCAAGGTTTACTTTAGAATGGCCAACATTAAGACTTACAACCAACACATCTGCTTATAGTAAAAATGATCTGCAAGGTGTTGATCATTGTGAATCTCCTAAGCAGGCAATATCTCCTTGTTATTATGACATTGTTAGAGCATTACCAGGAAATAATAGCATAAACTTAAATGAACATGCAGACTCTTTACATGCAACCCTAGAACGCAGCTTTATATTCAGTTTAGACGAAATAAAATCTCAACAAAATGATTCTTATTTTCATTTTGAATCAGGATCTTATTCTGTTAGTGCAGATTCTATATCAAAATTAAGTGGCAGTGTTAGTGCTGTTTTAGATCTTGGTGTTAAACAATACAAAGCTTACTTCCATGGTGGATTTGATGGATTAGATATCAAGAATGCAAACCCATTCTCTAACACAATAATGTCAGGAAAATCAGAAGCAACATCTTATGCTTATAATTCAATCAAAAAAGCTATATCAACAATTTCTGATCCTGAAGTAACCCAGTACGATATATTAGCAGTGCCGGGAATCACAAACACAGGATTGACTGATGATATTGTTGAATTAGCAAACAAAAGAAAAGACTTCTTATACATAATGGATATACCTTCGATATATTTACCAACTTGGGAAAATTCTGGTGTTGAATCTTATGGATCTTTATCTTCAATTGTATCAACATTTAAAAGTAGAAAAGTTGATTCTTCATACGCCGCAACGTATTACCCATGGGTAAGATATAATGATCACGGATTGGTTCCACCATCTGTTGCTGCCGTTCAAGCTCTGGGTTTTTCTGAAGCTCAGTCACAACCATGGTTTGCACCAGCTGGGTTTAACCGAGGATCTTTGGCAGGAGCTGCTAATACTAGCGAGCACTTGACAAAGGCAAATAGAGATGACTTATATCAAGCAAGAATCAATCCAATTGCAAAATTTCCAGCAGTAAGTGAAATTGTTGTATTCGGACAAAAAACACTTCAAAGAAAACCTTCTGCTTTAGATCGTATTAACGTTCGTAGATTGCTTATCTACCTTAAGAGAAGAATTGGAGTAATCGCAGATACCATTTTGTTTGATCAGAATGTAAACTCAACTTGGGGAAGATTTAAAACCCAAGCGCAAACAGTTTTAGATAATGTTAAAACAAACTTAGGTATTACAGAATACAAATTGGTTCTTGATGAAACAACAACAACTGCTGACTTGGTTGATAGAAACATTATGTATGCAAAAATTTACATCAAACCAGCAAGAGCAATTGAATTTATCGTTGTTGACTTTGTTATAACAAAATCTGGTGTTGAATTTTAATCAAAAACTAATTATATAAAACAATAGGAGAAAATTAATTATGACTGACTTTTGGACGGATGGCTCTGCTGAACCGAAAAGAAACTTTAGATGGCTGGTAACCTTTAACGGTGCCGGTACTGATAGTGGCAACGGGAACGTCACAGGTGTTCTTTGGTTCGCAAAGAACGTGACATCACCTTCCTTCAATGTTACTTCTGTAACTCATGATTTTTTAGATAATAAATATTATTACCCAGGTCGTGTTGAATGGCAAACAATAACTTTAACTTTGGTTGATCCTGTATCTCCCGATGCTGTTGGGTTTGTTAATCAAATATTAACTGCGACCGGATATAATATTAAAAATTCTTCTGTGGGGATCGGAGATGCCAAAACTATTTCAAAAAAAGGCGCCACTGATGCCGGACTTAAGAATTTACAAATTGACATTTTAAACGCAGACGGAGAATCTTTAGAAAAATGGGAACTACAAAACCCATTTATTGAATCAGCAAAGTTTGGAGATCTTGACTATACTAACGATGATCTAAGAACAGTTGATCTAACAATCAAATATGACTGGGCTACTTGCACTATTGCTGGAGCTGGAGCTGGTACAGAATTCTTCAAAGTAACATAATAGGATAATCATCTAGTGTTTTGGAATGATGTAACATCAATTGAACCATTGCGCCAGCATCGTTGGATATTATCTAACGGCGCTGGTGTTTGGGTTTGGGCTAAATCCGTTAAACTTCCTCAGTTTACAGTTGAGACACAGAAGTATCAAATAGGAAATCACAAGCTCAACTATCCCGGCTTGTTGGAATGGCAAGACGTTACCGTAACAATTGTTGATGTAGTTGGAGATGGCGAACCCATTTCAAATTCTCAACAGCTATTTGAAAGAATAGGGCAAAGTGGTTACAAAATCACAGAAACAAAAGACGGAATATTAAAAAATCAAATGACCAGAGATGCAAAAATGGTGTTTGGAAAAGAGGCAGGTGATTTCAGAATCACTCAAATCAACGCAAACGGCAAGAAGATACAAGAATGGACCCTTTACAATCCTTTAATTAAAGATGTTTCATTCGGACAATTAGATTATTCTAACGACGAACTAATTACATTAGACTTAACAATAGCATACGATTATGCTGAGTTAGAAGATAATTAACAAGAGGTGTAAATGAAGAACGATATTCTTGATCAAAAAGATCAAAAAAAAGCTGATGACGGTTCAGCAACAAATGTCCTTGATTTTATAACACCAACAGAAATAGTAGACCTTCCATCAAAAGGAGTTGGATATCCAAAAAATCACCCTTTGCATGGAAAAGATTCTGTTGAAATAAAATACATGACAGCCAAGGAAGAAGATATATTATCTTCCGCATCATTACTAAAAAAAGGTATTGCTTTGGAAAGATTTTTAAAAGCAATTTTAAAAGATCAATCTATAGACCCAGAAACAATGCTCTCAGGAGATAGAAATGCTGTTATCATTGCTGCTCGTAGCTCTGGTTATGGCTTTGATTATGATACAAAGGTTAATTGCCCATCTTGCGGAGAATCTAATAGAATGAGCTTTGATTTATCAAATCCAAAGATAAAAGAGATGAGCGAAGAGACACCAATAGATGAAACAGGTGTTTTAACTGTTATAACTCCAATGACGAAGATTGAAATTAAGATGAGATTGATGAATGGAAAAGATGAATTATATCTATCCAAGCAAGTGAAAATGAAGAAAGATAAAAACTTGCCTGATAGTCAAATAACAGATCAATTCAGAAGAATAATAACATCAGTTGCTGGACATGAAGAAGGAAATGTCATCAATATGTATATTGATAAAATGCCAACCAAAGATTCACGATACCTTCGAAATATTTACAAAGAAGCATCTCCAAATGTTGAAATAAAGCAAGACTTTACTTGCAGATCCTGTAATTTTACACAGGAACTGGAGGTTCCGTTCGGCGCG